TCTGTAGTCGGTTTCGTTTTTCTTGGCAATGTCAATCTGCCCTTGAAGCCATTCCGTGCTGATGGTCTCGTCCGTGGCTTGTTGCATAACCCCTTGGTTGGCGTATGCCATAGGGAACTTATCCTGCAACTGTTGCGGAGTTGCGGACTTATAACCTTGATTTATAGCACCGGGTACAACACCTGCAGGTGCATTGCGGTATGCCTTTTGATAGTCCGCATTCTGTGCCACGTTAAGAACGGACGGGTCTGTTATGCCCGCGTTCTTGAGGTAATCCGTGGAACTCATACCCTTCGGTGCGTACTGTATTGCTCTCTGCAGTGCTGTACTACTTTCGCCGACAGACGGAGCCTCATATTTTTTCGCCCCAGGCACTACACCTGCACCCGATGCCGCACCGTTCTTGCGCAGATAATCTGTGTATGCTTTCTTATACACCGCCGCTGCGTGGTCTTGTCTTGCCTTCAGAGCGGCTTGGTTGCCTTTGGTGACGAAATCAACATATTCGTCATAATTCGACACCTGCCCGCGTTTGACGGCGGACTCATAGCCGTGCATAACTTTTGTCGCAGTATTCTGTTGTTTTTTAGCGCGATTTTCTTTGCTATCCTGTAACGGATTCAGCCAAGGATTTGCCATATATTAAGCTCCTATCTGTGCCGTGATTTCGTTAGCCGCCATTGCTCCTGCCGACATAGGCTGTGCGGATTGTGCCGCCGCCTGTATCTGCTCCATTTGCTGCTGACGTTCTTTATACCTTTCTATAAGTTTGGATTTACCGGGTATAAGATGCTTGGGTACTGCTTCAAGATAATCAATCGGATCTACAAGCTGTTTGGAGAAGAGAGCATCAAGGCTCTGTACCGTGGTAAGCTCACTCCAATATGCCGCTGTGCCGATGTCCACGTTCTGCTGCAGTTGCCACTCGTTGAGGAAACCAAAATCAAGCGGTATTTCCTGTGCCTGTTCCAGCTCGTCCCTTGTGACTACCATGCGCTGACCGTAGTACACGCGCATTTGGTCGGTGAGTATGCGCACAAAGTCCTCAACAAACTTGTAGTATTCCTGTCTTACAAGCTCAAGCGGCACGCCTGTTGCTTTCTGCACCGCGATAATAGCGGAGGTGTTGTCTGCGCGGACGTTACCAAGCGCGGCATCTGATGCACCCATAAGGTCGCGGGTAAGGTTTATAAATGTGTCGATATACTGACCCACCTGTGCGCTCATGGTAGTTGCATGGTTATCGTAAGCTACGATGTCGTTGGGGTTGCCGTTTACGGCTACAGGTGCCACGCCTTCCTTCCATGCCTTTAAGCGGGAAGAATCGTAAAATACTCTCGGGAATGCCTGTTGACGGATAAATCTCTGCGCCATTGCCGCCATTTTGTTTATAGCAATCTGATTGGGTATAAGACCCGTTATCGCGGACTCGCCGTGATAGCAATGCTTTACCTTTTCCCAGCTCATCCATGCGATGGGATAGAGTTTGAGACCCGTGTCTGTCTCTTCCTTGACGTATGCGCCTTCGGTAACCTTGCAGAAATGTATGGTGCCATTTTCTTTCCAGTATTTTATAAGCACGGTAACCTTACTGCTGTTGGTCTGCTCTTCCTCGCGGAATTGCTGATTCATGGATGTGGAGAGCGTTACGCTGTCTATATCGTCCTGCGGTCTGCCGTTCCTCTTCATCTCGTCTTTTACGTCTTGGAGCAAACGTCTCTGCTCGATGATGATATACGGTTGCTTCTGCGGGTCTGCCTCTTCTGTGTTGCCAAAGAAAACATAGGTGTTGTCGAGCACCTCTGCCTCAATCTGTCCTGTTACGCCTTGCCAGCCCGTCTCCTTGTCGGGGTCAAAGTAAATGTGCATACATCCGTCACCGTCTACTGCGGCATCGTCAAGCACGTCGCGCATCTTGGGTCTAAAATGCGTATACTCCATTATTTGGTCGATTTGCTCTTCAACCGCCGTGAGCTTTATGCGTGCATCACTGTTCTCCACTCTGTTGAACAGAGACAGAGAAACGCCTATGTCATCCGACACAAGCATAGCTATAAGATAGTTTTTAACGCGCTTTAAGATATTGAATACAGGCTTGTCTATATCGGGAGCGTATACGCCCTCCCACTGTCTGCCGCGTACAAAAAGCTCGTTTCGTTTTACCGTCTCACCCAAACCTATAGAGTCGTTATAGGTGAGACCTTGCATATATTCTTGCCATATACCTTTAGGGTCTTTCTTAACCATCAATATCCTCCGTAGTTTATAAAGCTTTCAAGCTCTGAATAGTAAATATGCGTTGCCTTGTCTTCCTTCTCGCCGGGTTTAGGCGTGGTAGACAACAGATATCTCAATGCATCGGGTGCGTGTGTTAATTCATGCGGGTCTGTCGCTACGTCCGAGACCTTCTTCTCGTCTCTTTGCAATGCGGGCAGCGTGCGTATAAGGTTGCGGCAATTATCGAACACCTTTAGCCTTGACGTGACACCGCCGTCTCCGTCATCTTCGAGCTTCAGCCACTCCTTTACGTTGAGCCAGCCGTCCACTCTCGCGCCTTTAACTGTGATGAACGGAATGCCGTGCTCGCGGAATATGTCTATCTGCGATTTGCCCGTCTGTGTGGAACGTCCTTCAAGGTCGGACGGTGCTATGTAACTGTCCACATATTCCCCGCCCACCATGTCGCGGATACGTTCTGCGGCATCAGATATAACAAGACCGCTTTCGTATACCTCGCGAATGATGTAGATATTGCCGAGGTCATCCACCGCCGCCATGAGTGCCGCCAGCATATCGAGACCGTAGTCTATAGCCACATACCTGCGCCACTCTTCGGGAACGGGGAACGGCTTTGTGACGTGTATGTTCTCGTTCCACTCATCGAAATACGTGCCAACGAGCACGTCCCATCTGCCCTCGTAGAGCGTGAGCCTTTCCGCTCTGCTCATGCGCTTCAAGCGGTCAATATACTGCGGGTCGTTCTCCATGATGTGGCGGTTGTCTTCAACCCTTGCGGGAATGAATATCCTGCTTGTCGGCTCCGCGTCCTCCGCTTCCTTTACCCAAAACTTTTCGTTTGCGGGTGCGGGGTCTATGAATCTTTCTTTGACCCATACGTGCCCTACACCGCCGGGGTTTGTTGAGGATTTGATTGCTTTGGGGTAATCGTTTGCGCCCGATCTGATACGGGATATCATGTAGGTGTATGTAAATTCGGAAAAATGCGTCAGCTCGTCAAAGCGGATTACATCATAATCAGCAGATTGGTATTTATAGACATCGTTTTCACGCTGGAGATAACCAAAGTCGATTACGCTGCCGTTCTTGAAAATGTACGTGTGCTTCTGTTCGTTATATACAGCTATTTCTCTCGGATACAGCTCCCTCGCTATACGCAGCGCAGACTTCTCAAGTTCGGGGTATGTCTTACGCAGAAACAGTTGCTTACTCTTCGGGTATTTAACTGCGTAGAGCAACATATCTATGAGCTGACCGTATGTCTTTCCGCCGCCCGCCGCTCCGCCGTACAGAACTTCAAAAGCATCCGCTTCGAGAAACGCACGCTGTCTTTTTGTAACGGTAAGGTTTAGCTCACTCATCGAACTTTACGTTTATAGAGAAGCCTTCCTCTGTAGTGCCAAGCCCTATCTTCTGCTCCTCTACCCAGCCAAAGTTGTTGCGGAGAGAGAACTGTGCGCCCTTTGCGCCATCTCTGTCGAAGAGCCTCTGCTCGCAGTATTCTTCCACTCTCATGCGTGCGCTGTTGACGATATCCTTATACTCGTCTCCGTAGCCTTCGTAGTTTATAATTGCCTGTCGGCTCTTGAGTCCAAGGTGAAGCGCAAGCCCTGTCATGGTGGCGGGTTTTACAAAATGCATAAACGGCTCGCCGTTTTCGTTGCACATTACTTTGCCGCTTTTATCCTTCATGGGTGCCTGTAAACTTTCAAAGTAACTGTCTACGGCTTCGGCAAATGCTTTTGCGCTTTTGTACTTTCTCGGTCTTGTGACCATATCCGTGCTCCTTTCGTGTTTTTGTGCAGGTAGTCTATATACTTTGCGCGTTAGCGTTAACCCCCCCCAAAAGAAAAAAGGGAGTCTGTGCTCCCTTCTTTATTTAGGCACCACGCCTGTGTTTCCACCTTTTCTGCCTGCACCTTTTTGGTTTTGCTTGTATGCTTCGGCTGCTTTCCATGCATCGTAACCGCCCATACCTGCGTTGGCGTACATTTCAGTGCCAGCCGCGCCGGGCACTACGCCCTTGTTAGCTTGCGTGCCAGTTAGTTCCTTTGCACTGTTTCCGTACATGGCACTTGTGGTCTTATTGCCTGTTAATGCACCGGGCACAACACCTGCGCCACTGTTCGTATATTCTCCGCGCAGAACGGGGTTTATTGTGCCGTATGGTGTGGTGTCTCCGTATTCATTATTATTGCCACCACCGCCGCCTCTGCCCGCCGCATCGAGTGCCGCGAGGTATTGCTGCCACTCAAGAGAGGTCGTGCCTATGGGCAAGCCAAGAACGTCAGCCGCTTCCTGCGTGGTAATCTTGCCGAACATCTCAAGCTCCGCCATAGCCTTGTTGTATGCCATCTCTGCCGCATACTGTTGTTGTGCCGTCTGTGCTTCCTGCCGTGCCATGTCCATAGAAGCATCGTACTGTGCCTGTTGCTCAACGGTATCGGCTCTGTTGAGTGCAGAGTTTGCAAGGTATTGGTTTGCGGCAATGTCTGCTTGATAGCCCAGCAGTTGTGCATTGAGGTCTCTTGCAGCATCTGCTTCCGCCTGTTGCTTAATGTTCGCGGCAACATCTCCGCTTATCTGCGCCTCGGCTCTCAAGCGGTTGGTGTTGACGTAGCCCGAATCCTGCCCTACGTTCTCCGCTACGTTGTTTCCTATAGCGTAGAGGTTTCTGCGGTCTTTGGTCTTCTTGTTAAGTGCCGCGTAGTCCGTTGCCGTGTTGTTTGGGGCGGTTGCAACCGCGTTTTTAGCCGCGTTATACTGTTCTTTGACTGCTTGGTCGGCTTTCGCGTAAATCGCGCTGTAATCGGTTGTAGAAGCCATATTAGCGCACCCCCTGTGCTATCTTGTATACCATGCTCGTTGTGCCTACGGGAACGCCCAGTACATCCGCAGATGCTTTGGTGAGAATCTTGCCGTAGGTGTTAAGCTCGTCAATGGCTCTTTGGTAATCCATTTGGCTCTGCCACTGTTCCTGTGCGATACGTGCCTGTTCCGCTTGCCAATCGTATTGGGTTTGGAACTGTTGCTGTGCCGCCTGTTGGTTTATTTGGTCTATGTATGCGCCCGCCATGTATTCCGCCATGCCCGCATCCTTTGCGTAACCTGCGTTTATAAGCTGCTGTGCAAGACCGTCACGTGCACCCTGTTCACGTCTGTCTGCCTCGGTTATCCCCGCACGGAGTGCCGTGTCCTGTCTCTGTCTCGCAGTTTCCGCATATCCGCTCGTGGGTGCTTGGTATGTTCCGCGTGCTAAACCCTCTGCCGCGAGTGCCTCGTTTGCCGCCAGCGCATTCTTTCTTGCGCCTACATAGGTGTTGCTTCTCGCCGCATCGTATTCACCCTTCAAAGCTCTGCTCTCTGCCTCTACGTTGGCTTTGGCGGCGGAGTATTCCGCATCAAGAGCTTGCTGCTTATACTTCTGCGCTTCCTTGTACGCAGCATTGTAGTCCGTGGGAGTATATGCCATTATTTGCCTCCGAGAGTCTTGTTATGTTGTGCCGTGCTTACACCTATAACCGCACCGATGAGTGTGCCTATAGCCGTAAGCGTTACCACAATGGGAGAAACGATTGCCATATCCATGCCCCATGCCTGTGCTATAACCGCAAAGCACGTTGCTATGGCATCGATAACCACCATTGCAATCCATTTAAGAACATCGTAAACGTTGTCTTTGAGTTTCATTTGTGCCTCCTATAGCCATGTAATCTGTTCGCGCTCAAACTGCCTGTACTGTTCAAGTGCTTTGTCGTATGCCTCTATGCCTTCCTCGACCTCGCCGTTAGGTGTGCCGCGCTTTATAGCCATGGCAACGGCGTATGAGAGCTTTGCCGTTGCCATTTGCAGATCGAGAGAAAGGCGTTCCGCCGTGCGTTTTGCTTTTGCCTTGCCCTCTGCCTTCTCATCGCGTTTCTTCTGCGCTCTCTGCATATAGAAGACCACGCTGCTCGTTATAATCGATGGGATAAGCCCCAGTAAAAACGGCCATATCTCGTTCATCCCCTACATCCTCACTTTGATTTCTTTTTTTCTGCCTGCCAGCTCTATCACTTGCAGAGCATGGCTCGAGGGCAGGAGTTGCTTCTGTGCAGCGTATCCGCCGTACTCCAACCAAGACGTGGCAGATACCACCTTGAACGGTCTGAACCGCACGTTGTTGTTGTGCGTATCTATAAATATCTTGGACGGCTGGGTTACATATGCCTTATGGCTATGCCCCGTTATGAGGCAATCCATGCCGTCTATCACGTAGCCAAAACGCTCGTTGCGGTTTACGCATGCGCCGGTGTAAATGCCGCCGCC